AAGGTGGTGCTTCTTGGTATGGGGTTATTTGTGATACAAACGCACCAGAAGAAGATCATTGGTGGCCTATTATGGCTGGTGATGTACCTGTACCAGATCATATCTCTAGGGATGAAGCTTTAATGCTGATTAAACCTGATAATTGGTCTTTTTATTCTCAAGGTGGAGGCATGAAAGAGGAACGAAATGAACAAGGCGATTTAACTGGATATATAAATAATGAAAGTGCTGAGAATAAACAAAATTTAACACCTAAATATTATAGTAATATTGTTAAAGGTAAAACTAAAGGATGGATTGATGTTTATGTCTTAAATAAGTTAGGCTCCTTAGAAGAAGGAAAACCTGTGTATCCATCTTGGAGAGCAGAAACGCATTTAGCTAAAGAACCATTACTTCCTGACCCTCATTCTACAGTATTTATTGGTATTGACTTCGGATTAACGCCTAGTGCTGTCTTTGGACAGCGTTTAGTGACTGGTAGGTGGCAGATACTCCATGAATTAGTATGTTTTGATATGGGTGCTGTTAGATTTGCTGAAGCGATGAAGCAAGATATTACAAAATATTTCAGAAACTATGAATTAGAAATATATGGCGACCCAGCAGGAGATTTTAGAGCTCAGACAGATGAAAGAACTCCATTTCAAATGCTCAGGCAAGCTGGAATTAAAGCTTTTCCAGCACCTTCTAATGATGTTGCTCTTAGAATTGAAGCAGTTGAATCTATGTTAAATAAAATGGCAGATGGGAAACCTTGTTTTTTATTAGATAATAGATGTTTAAACTTGAAAAAAGGATTTAATGGAGGATATCATTATAGAAGAATGCAAACGTCAGGACAAAGATTTGATGAAAAGCCTAATAAGAATAGATATTCCCACGTTCATGACGCTTTACAGTATTTATTAATGGGAGCTGGTGAAGGACGTACCTTAATTCATGGTAAAAAAACAATTAATCCTACAAAAGCAAAGACAACATGGAATGTCTTTGACAAAATAGACAAACCAAAAAGGAAATCTTGGAACGTATTCGGAATGAATGGCTAATATTTTTTTATACGCCATATAATCAAGCTTGGTATACTAAATGGCGTAAAAAGGGATTTACTCATGTAGGAGCTATGTCTTTTAATCCTGAATTTAACTGTTGGTTAATGGTAGAGGGATTATATGGAAGATTGCAAGTAGAATTATTAGATAAAGATGAAGCAGATAAAGTTATTACATATGTAAAAAAACTACATGGAATTGTGTTAAAAGGAAAAGATATTATTACTCCTGAATTTAGAGGTGAATGGTGGGTTAAAGAACATAGTTGCGTATCTTATATGCAACGACTGTTAGGATTGAGGCGATTTTGGTTATTTACTCCCTATCAGCTATTTTGTGCGTTGCGAAAATTGAATTTTACTATTTTTGTGGACGGAAGAATTAATAATGGCGAAAAAACCTAAACCAAAACCGAAGCCTAAACCTAAAGGATATTAAATGGCAGATAAATATCAAAGATTATTAGAAAAAATTAGACAAATTAAAGGATTTGATACTTTAGATGAAGCTGAAGATTGGTATGGAACTCAAAAAGGAATTAGGTTTGATAATTATTTAAAATCAGGGGGAGATTTAACCAAACCTGATTGGGATGAAATATCTTCATTAATAAAAAATACTAATTCTAACAAAAAAGCAATTAAAGCAAAAAGAACAGTGTAATGGGAATTTTAAAAAGACCTAAATATCAAGAAACGGAAACTGACAAAATGATTAAACGTCAGTTAGAAGAAGAAGAAAAAGAACGTGTTGAAAAAGAAGAAGCACGAGCTGAACGCAAAAGAAGAATGGCTAAAGGAATGATAGGTTCTCGTTCTATGTTTTCTAAAGCTGGTGGTCAGGGTTTTTATGATGACCAAGGTAATATGTTATCCTGATGGGCGATAAAAAAGGAACAAATAAAAATGCTGGTAGTGGTAATCAAGGCACTAATTCAAATAATAATACTGTAACAGCTAATCCTAATAATGTGACAACAGCAACAAATACAATACAAAGTAATATAGGTTTTAATCAAACTAAACATCCAACAGAAGGCATTGTTAATTCTTATGCTTTTACTCCTGAAGGAGAACAAACACATATGTACGGAGGTACTTTATCAACAGCAACAAATCAATATTTAGTTGATATTGGTGAAGCCGTAGAAACTGGTGGTGGTGGATATATGCTTACTCCTAAAGGTTGGGCAATTAAATATGGTTCTTATACTGCTGGTCAAACTCAAACTGGTGGTGCAGTAGGTACTGGGGCTAGTGGAGGTGTAATGGGTAGTACTCCTCTTTCAGATCAAATGTTTGAATCTCAAAATAATATGCAAAATATTATGTTAGGTGCATTATCAGTATTGGCTCCTTTCCCAGCTAGTTCAGTTTTAGGATATGGTTCAGAACAAGCTCATAATAAAAAAGGCAAATATGGTGATTATAAAAAAAGTTTTACAGCAAATATGGCTATGGGAAGTGTTGATAGACCAACAAGTCAAAGTACTGAAACGGCAAATAAAAATATGGGAGAAATTACTCAAGAAAATACAAATATTACACCAAAAAACAAAACACACAAAAAAACAAGTAGATTTTTTGCTGGTTATGGAATGGATGAAACATCAAATAAAAGGGAATTTTTCATATAATGGTTTACACAAATACAGATATAGCACCAAATACTTCTGAAGATAAAAAAGTAGAAGCTATTTTAAAACGCTACAAAGAAGCAGATAATTTAAAAGCTCAATGGAAAGATAAATTTGAAGAAGCATATGAATATTGTTTACCTCAAAGAGAATCTTTTTATGATGAAGAAGCTGGTCAAAAACGTACAGATAAAATTTTTGATGAAACTGCTGTTGTTGGTATTCAAGAATTTGCTAGTAGATTACAAGCTGGTATAGTTCCTACTTTTGCAAGATGGGCAAATTTTGAAGCTGGTTCAGAAATACCTGAAGATGATCAAGAAGAAGTTAACCAAGCATTAGATGACATAACACAATATGTATTTGAATTATTAAGCAGTTCTAATTTTAATTCAGAAGTCCATGAATGTTTTATGGATTTAGCAGTTGGTACTGGTGTAATGTTAATTGAAGAAGGTGACGCTGTTAATCCAATTAAATTTTCTGCTATACCACTTCCTCATGTTTGTTTGTCTAACGGCCCAACAAATAAAATTGATTCAGTATATAGAAAACGTCAATGCAAACTGAATGAAATAAAAGTTATGTATCCTAAAGCTGAAATTCCAAATGAAGTAATGGAATCAATGGATGAAAATAAAAAATGTACGATTATAGATGGTGTGTATCAAATATATGATGAACCTAATGTAGAAAAATTTAAACATTGTGTAATCCTTTTAGATAAAAAAATTCTTATTTTAGAAGAAGAATTTGAAGGCGTTGGTTCTAATCCGTACGTTTGTTTCCGTTGGAATAAAGCGTCAGGCGAAGTGTATGGACGTGGCCCAATCTTTAATGCCATGTCTGCAATTAAAACAACCAACCTAACAATTCAATTAATTTTAGAAAATGCACAAATGTCTATATCAGGAATATACCAAGTAGAAGATGATGGTATTGTTAATCCTGATAACATACAGCTAGTACCTGGCAGTCTAATTCCAATCGCACCAAACTCAAAAGGTTTACAGCCTATTAATTCTGCTGGACGATTTGATGTTGCTCAGTTGGTACTTGAAGATATGAGAGCTAATATTAAAAAAGCATTATACATGGAAACACTCGGTAGACCAGAAGGTACACCAATGACAGCAACAGAAGTAGCAGAACGTATGGCTGATTTATCAAGACAAATTGGTTCATCATTTGGTAGACTTCAAGCTGAATTTGTTATTCCTTTATTAAGACGAGTTATTCGAGTATTAAAAGAACAAGGTAGAATAGATTTACCTATTATTAATGGGAGAGAAGTTAAAGTACAAGCTATCTCACCATTAGCACGATCACAATATCAACAAGATATAAGTGACATAAATAGATTTCACGAGATTATTGGTACTACGTTTGGCCCACAAATGCTTAACTTAATTGTTAATCAAGACGCTGTGGCAAGACATATTGGTAAACTTATGAATATACCTGAGAAGCTATTACGTGATGAACAGGAACAAGCACAACTAGCCCAACAAATGCAACAAATGGCACAACAAGGACAACTAGAAGGAGAAGCAAATGACGTCATGGGAAGCCCTCAAGGACAACAAGGCCCAGTCTAAACCAGTCAATTCGATTGATGGTTATACACGATCACCAGAAACAGAAAAAAAATTAAACCAATTATTTGGTTCTGTTTTTAAAGGGGATGATGGGAAAACAGTATTAACATATTTAAAGTCTATCACTACCGAAGCTGTAGCTGGGCCAAATATGTCTACTAATGAATTATTCCATTTAGAAGGAAGAAGATTTTTAGTCGCTATAATTCAATCAAGAATTAATGCTAATTTACAGGAGAAGAAATAATGAGTGAAGAAGATAAAGTACAGGAAACAACCCAAGAAGAATCAGCCAAGCCTGAATACATATCTGATAAATTTTGGGATAACGATAGGGGAGAGGTAAATGTTGAATCGCTAAGTACATCATATAATTCTTTAGAAAAAAAATTAGGTCAGCGTACAGATGAATTAACAAAACAGATACGCACAGATATTGAACAAGAACGTAATGCTAAAGTTCCTGAGAAATATGAAATAAATATGCCTGAAATTCCTGAAGATGTTAATATGGAAGTTAATGAAGATCAGCCTTTACTTAAATGGTGGGGTGAAACAGCTAAATCTATGGGATTATCACAAGATCAATTTAATGAGGGGATTAATCAATTTGTTCAA